CGGTTTGTACTTCGCGAAGATGCAGGCCAGCCCCGGGTCGCCAAAACGCGTCAGCGGCTCGTTCGCGCCGCTCGTCGCCTTGAATCGGACTTCGGTAGACGTTGCCGGAACGCTCACGCGCCACGCATAGCGCCATCCGCCCTGATTCAGAGCCGCGTTGCACTTGCCGTTCGCCCGAAACGGGCGGAACTCGGCGACTTCCGCACCCTGATAGCCGAGCGCACCGATGAAATCTATGAAGAACTGTCGCGACTGACCGCCTTGAAACGCTACCTTCTGAAGCAGTCGGCCGCGGCGCTCGGCGATGGTCGCCGATTCCGGGTAGCACTCGTCTGGCAGCCCGTAGTTCCGCTCCCAGTCAGCCAGCAGCTCGATCGCCGTGCGCAGGTCAGCTTCTTCGATTAGCGCATCGACGCGCGCTTCGATGCGCGCAAATTCCTGCGCCCATGCATCGAGGAGCCGTGTGACGAACGCATCCTGCTCGCGCGGCCACGCCGGGCCGCTCGGCAGAAGGTTCTGGGACATCTCCGGATAGTCTTCGGCGCTCAGCCCCATGTGATGCTCCCGAAAGTCGGCATTTGGCCCGTCGTGTACGTCTGATTGGCCGTCGGCGAAATGAGCACGTGATCGGTCTCGCCGACCGCCGTGCTGATCGCCTCGCGGACGTGGCTAATGAGCAGCGTCACACCCGGCGCGGCCTCGCGCAGCAGCAGATCCCGCAACTCCGCTTCCACCGCGGCCTTTACCGTGAGACTGTTCGGCGTGAGTTCGATATTGAAGTTCAGCGGCACCGCGACCGGCGCGACGACAAGGGTCGCGGCATTGCCCGCATGGGCCTGAAGGCCGTCACGCGCATCACGAGTGCGACCACCGGCACCGGTGGCGTCGGCGACGCAATCCGCCCGGATCGCATTTCAGGCGTGCAGGCGCCGTTGATGCGTCAGATGACGATTCGCAACCTGCTGCTGCAGGGGCGCACCGCATCTAACGCGATCGAATATGTGAAGGAAACGGGCTTCCAGAACATGGCGGCCATGGTGGCAGAAGGCGCTGCGAAGCCCCAGTCGGACCTCATGTTCGACCTGGTGACGACCACCGTGAAGACGCTGGCTCACTGGGTGCGCGCGTCGAAGCAGGTGCTCGCCGACATCCCGCTGCTGCAAAGCTACATCGACGGCCGGCTGCGCTATGGCCTGCAATACGTCGAAGAAGCGCAAATCCTCGCGGGCGACGGCACCGGCCAGAACCTGCTGGGCCTGATCCCGCAAGCGACGGCGTTCAATGAAGCGCTGCGTCAGACCAACGACACGCAGATCGACATCCTGCGTCGCGCGATTCCGCAGGCGCGCATTGCCGAGTACCGGCCGAGCGGCATCGTGTTGAACCCGAACGACTGGGCCGACATCGAGCTGAAGAAGGACACGACCGGCCAGTACATCTGGGTGAACGTGAACGTCGGTGGTGATCAGCAGATGTGGCGCGTGCCGGTGATCGACACAAATGCCGTGCCGGCCGGGCACTTCCTCGTCGGTGCGTTCAACATGGCTGCCGAAGTGTTCGACCGTGAAAACGCGAACGTTGAAGGTTCGACGGAAGACGCGGACAACTTCACGAAGAACATGGTGACGATCCGTGCGGAAGAACGCCTGGCTCTGGCTGTGTACCGTCCGGAATCGCTGATCTACGGCGCGTTCGTCGATCCGACGCCGTAAGTCGGCTTCATCACTGGCGCAACGAAGCATGGAGGCGGGCGGCGAAAGTCGCCCGCATAGATCATGGAAATCAAGATCCTGAAAACGCATCACGAGCATGGTGCCGGCTGGGTGCACGCTGGCGAGACTCGCACCGTTTCCGAGGAGCGCGGCAAGGAGCTCGTGCGCGGTGGCCTGGCCGAGGAATCGACTGGCGCCAAGAAGGCGCCGGCGGCGGATGCCAAAAAGGCGCCCGAGGCCGACAACAAGGAGCGCGCTGAACCCGCGAACAAGGCCGCGAAATGATCGTCGACCGCGCACTCGCGATCGCGCATGCGCGCGTGGACGCCGACGATCCGCTCATCGACACCTATCTCACGGCCGCCATTGGCGAGGCCGAGGAATTCGCGAACCGCAAGTTTTACGAAGACGCCGACACGATGGCGGCCGCCGTGCTTGATGGTACGGCCGGCGATGACCCGATGGTCGCGGAGCCGCCGATTGTGGCTGCGGTACTGCTGATCTTCGGGCGTCTGTACGCGATGCGTGAGGACGTTGTGATCGGTCAGGCGATGGAGTTGCCGCGCGGCTCGCGCTCCATGCTGCAGCCGTACCGCGTGAACATGGGGGTGTGACATGCCGACAGCCGGCGAACTGAACAAGCTGGTCAAGATTCGCCGCTGGCAGGACACACCCGATAGCGGTTTCGGCATCGAGCAGACATTCGACGCGGGACTCGACGTGTGGGCAAAACGCTCGCCGGTGAGCAGCGGCATTTTCTTCGGCTCGATGAGGTCAACAGCGCGGTGACGGATCGCTTCGTTGTGCGTCGCTCGTCCCGCGTCACCGAGGTGCTGATAACGGGCGCGCACGTCGTCGAGCACGGTGGGCTTCGGTATCGCGTGAAGCGAACTCTGCCGGTTGACGGCGAGCCTGTATTCGTCGCGATCGACACTGAACTGCTGGGAGCAATATGAGCGATGGTGTCGAAGTTCACGTTGGGTGGACCGGACACACGCGGATCGACTTCGACAAGAAGAAGATTCGCAAGGCACTCCGTGTGCGCGGCCGCGACATCCAGAAGGAGGCTCGCCGGCTAGTCGCGCGACGCGCGGTGTCCGACGCCGGCAATATGCCGGGGCGCGACACGGGCGCATTGCAGCGAAGCATCAAGGCGCGAGTCAGCCGACCAGGGTTTCTCGTCAGCATCCGCCCGCACAAGACGGCTGAGATGGGCGACGACTTCTATCCAGCGTTCCTGTATTACGGCGTGCGCCGCGACGCGAAGCGCCGAACCGACCGCAAGAAGCAGGTCGACAATGGCAAGGGATGGCGCATTGAGCCGCGGGGCAATTTCATGACCGAGGCGTTGGCGCGGCGTCGCGATGTCTCACAAACCGCACTCAAGGCGGCGCTGCAAGACGCGCTGATCCCGCGATGAATCTAACCGCAGTGATTGAGCATCTTCGGGAGCGCGTGCCGCTGTTCGAACGGCGCGTCGCGGGCGCGGCCAGGTTCAGCGTGTTGCCTGAAGCGGCGAAGCCCCGCAACCAGTGAAGCAGACGCGGGCGCTGACGGATGACGCGCGCAACGCGGCGCGGTATCGCTGGCTGCGTGAGCATTGGGGATACCTGTCAGAGACCTACGACGCAGACAGCTCGCGGATGGTGAGCATCGACCTTCTGCAAGAGAGCCTCATCGAAGATGGCTGGGACGTTGAGCCGACAAGCCTCGATGCTGCGGTCGATGCCAATTTGGCCGCCGCGCAGCCAGCAAGCGGAGGTGATCATGTCTGATCTGATTAAGCGCATCGAAGGTGCCATCGACCGCATCACGACCGGGAGCGCGCCTATGCGTGTCCCGCCAGATGACACCGATCCTGACATGGTGCTCGTCGATTGCAAGCGAGCTATCGACGCCGCGCAAAGGCGAATCGCCTATCTGGAAGACCTCAATCGTCGCATGCTCGCTGCGGCCGATGCACTTGACGCAAAGCGTAAGGCTGCTGTCGCCGATGCGGCTCGTTTCCGATGGCTGCGCACCTACAACAAGCTCGATTGGACCGACGAGCAGATCGACCGGCAAATCGCAATCGACGCCGCTCTGTCCAAACAACAGGCGCAGGAGGGATGATGTCGGGACTCAGATCAACGCTAGACGGTCAACCCCGGAAGATGCCCATCGATCATCGCCTTGATTTGTCGCTCAGCCTCATTTTGGGCCGAGTTCGCATCGAGGAAGTCGCCGCTGATTACGATCGTCTGGTGCTCGCCGGTGGGCTTCCCGTGCGCGTCGTTGCGCGCCACCAGAATCTCACCATCAATCCGCAAGTCAGGGTAGCGGGTCGACCCAAGTCGATACGTGAAAACACCGTACACGGGATCGCCAGAATTGAGCATATCGCCCTCCATAAGAGCGTTTCGATAGCTCAGTATCGCATCCTCACAGAAAATTGCCAGGCAACTCCGGGCGGAGCCATCGATGCAGATCGTGCGGGGAAATCGGCACAACGAATCCTGGAAATAACGCGCAAACACTGGGGTGTGAATTGAGCGACTCAAAGTTTTTGAATAACGAAGAAGTGGCGTCCCTGACCGGCAAGCGCCAGCGTGCATGCCAGGCGCAAGTACTGCGCGCGATGGCCATCGAGCACAAGATCCGCCCCGATGGTCGCGTCATCGTGCTTCGCAGTCACGTTGAGCAGATGCTCGGCGGCAAGCCGGACCACGGACATGCCGATGAAATGATGCCCGACTGGAGCGCCGCGTAATGCCGAAGAAGCGCAAGGCCGAGAACAAAGGCCTGCCAGCACGCTGGCGCACCATTCACGGCGCCTACTACTACCGCGTGCCGCCGGGTCTTGAATCGTCATGGGACGGCAAGAAACAGTTCCGGCTCGGCAAATCGCTGTCCGAGGCATACAAGACGTGGGCGGATCGTCTCGGTTCACTGGATGACGCGAAGACAGTCGGGGAGTTGCTCGACCGATATGCACTCGAGGTGGTGCCGACGAAGGAAATCACCACGCAGGCGCAGAACGCGGTGGCGATAAAGCGGCTTCGTGCCGTACTGGGTGCACTCGCGCTTGTCGCTATCAAGCCCCGCCACATTTACCAGTACGTCGACAAGCGAGCGGCGAAGACTTCCGCGCGCCGCGAGATCGAAGTCCTTTCGCACGCGTACACGAAGGCCGTCCAGTGGGGCTATCTCGATCAACACCCGTTCAAGGGCGAAGTGCGGCTCGACGGGGAGAAGCCTCGAACGCGGTACGTCGAGGACTGGGAGATCGTCGAGTGCCTGTCGATAGACTCGCGTCGTAAGGTCGGTAGCGTGCTCGCTGTTCAGGCGTACATGCGGATCAAGCTATTGACCGGCATGCGCCGTGGCGACCTGCTGCGCCTGACGATGTCGGATCTGCAAGACGATGGCATTCACGTGATGCCCGGCAAGACAGAACACTCGACCGGCACGCGGCTGATCATCGAGTGGACCGACGAGCTACGCGCTTATGTCGCCATGGGGAAGTCCGTGCGGCCAGTGACGATCTCGCCGTTTCTGTTCTGCAACCGACGCGGCGAATGCTACTTCAATGAGAAGACCGGGCGCGCCGGCGGATGGGACACGATGTGGCGCAATTTCATCACGCGCGTGCTGAAGGAAACGAAGCTGAAGGAGCACTTCACTGAGCACGACATGCGAGCCAAATGTGCGAGTGATGCAGAGACGCTTGAGCACGCCCGGGCACTTTTGGCGCACGCGGATGGCAAGGTCACAGAGAGGATTTACAGAAGAAAACCAGAGCGCGTAAAGCCGTTGCGCTGATGATTTAATGGCACAACCCTACTTTTATGGCACAGCGCCGATTTTGAATCAGCCGCAAAGCCTTATGGGAAGGGTGGCGGAGAGACGGGGATTCGAACCCCGGATAGGTTATTAACCTATACACGCTTTCCAGGCGTGCGACTTAAACCGCTCATCCATCTCTCCGGCGGGGAGCCGAATTATAGCA